CGTGTTTGATCTGGTTTATAGCCTCATCTATAAAGTCTATTATGAGATTTTCATTCAGAAAGAAGATTATTTCAACATCTCTTTTCAAATACAATACATTCTGGATGTTTTTCTTTGATTATATTGAGTATGTTAGCCATTACTTTCTTATCATCTACAGTATAGCTATCTTTTATATGTATATTATTTGGAAATATAGAGCATAATAGTCCGCAAATTTTTTCTGACATAAGTTTAAACGTTTAAATTTTTGATTTGTTTTCTTTGTTGTCCAGAATTAGAATATAGACCTATATGAATTCATTCTGCAAAAGCAGAACGTTCTAGTAGACATTGATCCCATGAACAGTTATTGTCTTTTAAATATTCAACAACAAACTTTTTGAATTCTTTCATTTGTCCGTTCATTGGTTGTAAATCAGCTGCATTACCTTTAAGATGAGCACTTGTTTTAGAGCCTCCAACTGCAGAATTAAGTTTTGGACATCTGTATCCAGATGTTACTTTAATTGGAGAACCCCATGCTTCTCGTAAGTCATTTAAAAAATCAATAAGATTTAAAAGATTTTTCCTTACAAGTTCGGTAGGGGTATTATCTATATGTAACACTTTTGCAGTATCTGATTTACATAATTCATTAATTGTAAAATAAGATTTCGACATAACTTAAATAAGATCTTTAACAATTAAATTGCCAATAATTCCTCCAAATTTATGTTTCTTTTTAGATCAGCTTCTTGCATTTTGAGCGAAGACTGCTTTCTTTCTTATCTTTGGATCTGAAGAATTTTTACCTCTTCTTATACACTCTTCTGTTACCTTTCCTCCACAATATGAAGTAAAAGATCCTTTTTGAGACTCTTTTATGTGAATTTTAGAGCCTTTCTTCATTATTTCTACTAAATATTTAATTCTATCATCCATAATTTATCTCCTTTTATAATTTTCTGCAAATATAGGAATTTTCTGGGAATTTTCCAAATAAAATTTGCAATTGTCAAAATAAATTATTATATTTGCGCGGAAAATAATAAGACAATAAGGAATGAATAGTTTAACTTAAAATATTTATAAAATGGATTGGGTTACATTAGTTACGGCACTAATCGCATCTTTAAGTGGAGGCGGATTAATATCGTTATTAACAATACGGGAAACAAGAAAAAAATTAAATGTAGAAAATAAAGAAAAAGAAGGAGAGGTATATGTCAAACTTATAGACGAACTTCAAGATCAAATCGAAAAACAAAATGAACGACTTGATAAGAAGGATGCTATTATACAAGAGAAAGATGATATTATTGCTGATCTAAGACACAGATTAGATGAAGCAAATAGCGCTTTAATTAAAGCTACATTATTAAAGTGTAGCAAATTAGCATGTCCAGATAGACGTCCTCCTTTGGGGTTTACAGAACTTACTCCAGAAGAAATGTTGGTTGAACGTAAACGTTTATCAATAGAATCTTCAGAAGAATAGATATAAAGTTAATGTTAAATGTTTAATGAATTATGCCAAAATTAGAAGGATTAGAGTATAAAGAACTTTATGGATTAAGTGTGGATAAAGAAAATTCCGAATTATTCTTTAATGATGCCAAACACTTATATGTTAACAAAAATGATGGTTCTAATTATATTTCAGTAACCACGTTGATTGGAGAATACGAAAATAAATTTGACGAATACTTTTGATCACATTATAAAGCATTAGAACTGTTTTTAGATGGCGATGTATGATCAAATGTAAAAGTCAAGTTACAAAATACTAAAAAATGGAATCCTCAACTACTTACCATATATAATATAAACGAAGAGGATTTTCAAAAAGAAGTTGATAAAATTTTATCAGAATGGGCAGAAAATAGAGATGAAGCTTGTGAACATGGTACGTGAGTTCATTCTTTAATGGAAAACACATTCTATGGGAACACTCAATTCGATTTAAGTAAGTTCGGATATCCAGAGGCATCTGGATTATATGATTGCCCTAGAAACTATTTTGAATTAGATCTTGAAAATGCAATTTACCCAGAATTTTTAATGTCTTGAACATCTCCTGATGGAGTATTAAAGATTGCAGGACAGGCAGATTTAATTGTAAAGCATGGAAATGACATTCTTGTACTAGATTGGAAAACTAATAAAGAGATCAAAAAGAAAAGTTTCTATGATAAAGCAAGAAAGGATGTTGTGAAAATGAAATATCCTTTAAATAATTTTATGGATGTAAATTATTATCATTATCAATTACAGATTAGTACATATGCTTGGATATTGCAGCAAATTCGTCCAGAATTTAATATTAAAGGATTGTCTATAATTCATATTGATAGATCCGGAAAACAAACTGAATATCCATTAGAATACTGCAAGAATGATGTTGAAAGAATGATTAAACACTATCATCATAATCTTATTGTAAAACAGCAATTAGATAGAATAGAACCATATAAAATAGGATAATATGACACAGAAAGAAAGGTTGGATATTTGTGAACAATGTAAATTAGTGAAAATGGATCCTGTATATGGACCTATTTGTGATAGTTCAAAATATATGAATCCTGCAACTGGAGAAATATCAAGATTGCCAAAGGCAGGATGGATTAGAGGATGTGCATGTAGACTTAAATGAAAGTCTGCATCACCTACAGCTCATTGTGTAGCAGGAAAGTGATAAAATGAAAATATTTAATTGAATTAAAAGAGTTATAATAGGTTGATACAATGTGTTAACCAATAGAATATCACAACAAACTAAAGATAGATATGAAATTTGTAAAAAATGTGATAAAAATATAAAGATTGGAAAAGTACATATCTGTTCTGAGTGTGGATGCGTTTTGCCTCAGAAATGTGCAAGTCCAGAAGAAAAATGTTTAATGAATAAATGATAATATGGAAATTAATGATTGGAATAAGTTAATGTCTGATACAGTTATATCAAAACAAATTGAAGGAATAAATACAGACGATGTAGATATAATCCCATGTAATACTGGAGTTTTAATTAAGTTTTATGAAGACAACCCCTATCGTTCAATAGAAAGAACTGAATCTGGATTAATATTTGGAATACAAAGCTCGCAAAAAGTTGTATCTGAAGATTCCGGAGAAGTTGAAGAAAACGATGAATATGTTGCTTGTGCAAAAGTTATTGCAGTTGGACCAAAATGTCAAAATGTACGACCTGGAGAAGACGTATATGTAATAAAACACATTGCACACCCAGTACCATTTCGGAAAATGGGATATTATGAAATATCTGAACAAAATATATCTTGTAGACTTGTAAAAAAGGTTAGCAAGTTTAAATGTTTAATAAATAAAATATTTAAGAAAAATGTATAATGAATTTGATGAAAGCCGTGTCTATTTTAATCCTGGCGATGTAGTTACAATTAGACACGATATAGAAAATAAACCTACAATGTTTGTTGTAGAAAAGTGTACAAGGTCTATGTACAATAAAGAGACCAATGAGAAAGAAAACATATTTCTTGGCATTAAATGTAGATGGTTTGATAAAAACCAAGTAATGCAGGAGGCTTTGTTTTCTACTAAAGATTTAATAAAGGCCTAATAATGAATATTATAGAATTTTTTGCTAAAGGTGGTAAAACAACTGATTATGATATATTAACTGGAATACAAAATATTCTTGGTGTTGATGATAATCAAATGAACGAACTTTTACAAATTGGAATTAATAAGTATGGTTCGGAAGATGGTCTTATTTCCGCTATAAAAGATGCCACTAAAAATATAAACGAAGCTTCTACTGAAGAAGATCTTAAAGCAGCAATAGCGTCTGTATTTTCTACAGGTATGTTTAAGTGCGGTGGAAAAATGCAAAGCTTGGTTGATAGAATGTCTAAAGGTGGAAAATCAAAATGTGGCTGTAAAAAGAAGATTAAAAAAGGACGTTACGGTATTCCAAACGGCATTCAGTATTATAATGAGAACGGTGTTCCTGTTGAATTAAACCAACAAACAACAAGACCTGGAAGAATGCTTTATAGTGAAGAACCATCTGCTAAGGGAATGTCAAACCTTATGTTTAATCAATTAAATAAAAACATTCCCGGAGGTTTAAATCTTCCTATTGAATATAATGTTTTTACACATAGTATGTTGGATGATCCAGAAAGAAGTGTTGGAATTCAACCATTAAGAGGTTTTGAAAGAGACAGATTTCAACAACTGAAAAATCAATGGCAGCCAAAAATGCAAGATGGTGGTTCTATTGATGAGCCCGCTTATAATGTTCAATTATCAAGAAAACAAGCTAAACAATTAGCAAAGAAAAATAAAGGTTTTAACAGCTCTCAATATAATACAGCTTATTGGAATGCTAAAAATGCATTACGAGAAAATTCTGATTTTCGTGGAAAAGACTTAAAAAATGCAGCTAGAGTTATGGCTTCTGGCTTAACTACACAAAGACCTCAGTTTGGTCCAATTCAGACTAGCGCTCCCAAAATTAATACTCCTAAAGTAACAGGCCCTCGTAAATATACAGAAGGTATTATTGAAACAGGTCCGCTTACTGAAGTTGGAACACCGATTAGAAAAAGTGCACCTGTTAGAAAACCAGCTGTAGAAACACAACCAATAAGTAATGCTCCTTCTGTTTCTGATTCTATTGCCGCAAATAGAGCAAAAACAAACGCTTGGTATCAATATCAATACGAACGTGGATTATATGATCAGGCTAACGGAAATTATCGTCCAAATCAAGGTTCTGCAGCATATCAGCATTGAATGTGGAAAGACTTTAATGACGCCTGAGATAATAATACTGGAACAGTTAAAAGAGACTTCTTAATGAGAACTCCTACTCAAGATGAACTTCTTGCATTTCAAAACGCTGGTGAATTTACACATGGTTCATTACCTTGGTCTCGTAGAGATAGAGAATCATATGGCGTTGATTATAACAAACGTCAATTCTATTTTAACGACGATTCTCGTTATCGTGCAGATGCAAGGGCCAAAGGAATTGCACCAACAAGTAATCTTTATAATGGCGTTGCTGGAATTATGGGTACAATGTTAGCTCCTGCTTTTGGAGAAGCTGCAGCACAAGCAATTAATGGCATTGCTGATCTTGCAGTTGGAGCTTATACTGGATTTAATCCAACTGGAATTGTGATGAAAAGACCTGGTGTTATTAGAAATCCTAAAACAGGAAAACCAATACAAGCTCGTTCTGCAAATGGCAGATTTGGAAATAACAAACAAGGAAGTTGGTTTATGGATATATTTAATGGTCAGAGAGTTCCTGGATATAAAGTTGGAGCTCTTAAAAATGGTGGAATTATTAAGAATTTATAATATATGCAAATCTTTATATTTGATAATGTAACGAATACACTTCAAATAGACGATTACTCCATATTATTAATTAAAGAATTTGCAGACCTATGAGAACCAGAAAGAAATAAATGTAAAGAAGATAAAACAGGTACTAAAAGACTTTTAGCATATAAAGAATTTACATACATTTATTTGGTTCTTGATTTCAAGTCTCCATATTTTAAATCACCCATAAAGGATAGACAAGAAGCGGCTTTAATAGATTCCGGATTAAAAGAAAAAGATTTAGAAAATCCGGAATTTATTGCTGCTTATAAAAAATATGAGGAATTGCAAGATGCCGATCCAATTTTAACATCTATTAAAGTTGCATATAGAACTTTGTATAAATTTCAAGTTTATTTAGACAATATTGATTTTACTGAAACTGATGTGGACGGTAAGCCTATTCATAAGGCTAAAGATATTTTAGACTCTATAAAACAAATTAGTGTAATGAGAACAACTCTTCAAGAGTTAGAACAAATTCACAAAACTGATTTGGCAGCAGAATCAAAGATTCGAGGTGATGTAGAGCAAGGTCTATTTGATTAATTGAGGAATAATATGTCAAAATATATCGTCGATCCGAAGGTATTAAATAAGGAGAAACCAAAGAAAACAAAAAACAAAGTTGAAACTCCTTTAGAAAAAAGAAATAAGAAACCAAAATTTTCGGATAAATATGAAGAGGATTTAATAAGACAATTGTTTGAGGAAAAGAAAAATAAAATTGAAGCAATGGATATTTCTTCTGTGCAAGAACAACAAGATGATATTTGAGTTCACCACAAACGAAAAAATGCAGAATGAGATGTTCCTATTACTGAAAATATAAAATATTTTGACCCAGAATTGTCTTATGAACTTACTGGATATAGACCAATTACAATGGAGCAGGGATTAGATTTTAATCCAACTCCATTTAGAGAAATGGCAATAACATTTCAGAATACTGGTAAATATACAGAATTCCCAAATGGCTCTGTTCCTAATAGAAAGTTCTGGAACAGAGAAATGGATAGGATTAAAAATGGACTTACTATTGGAAAGTATAGAATTACTGGAGACCATTATTATTTTCTAAATTATTACCGTATGCAAACTGTTCTAGAAGATGCAACTGCTGGTACTGGTCGTGAATATAACTTTCCAACATTTCTATCTAAACAATATGAGTGGTTTCATTATGTAGAAATGGCAGAAAAACTTGCATTAAACGCTGGAGCATTAAAAGGAAGAGGTACCGGTTGAAGTGAGATGACAGCTGCAATGTCAGTAAGGCCATATACTTCAAATCCTAACTATAGGGTTGTTTTAACAGCATTTGATGACGGTAAATTACAACCACTAAGAGACAAATGCTGGTATCAGTTAAACTGATTGAACGCTAATGCATATGGTTTTCGGCATATTAGGCAGGTTGTGGATAACGCTACAACAAAACGAGCTTCTAAACGAACAAAAGAAGGTGCTGAAGTAGGATGGATGGCAGAAATACATTCTATTATTGCTGACAAAGCGTCAAAAATTCGTGGTGATCGTACAGATAGACTTATTTATGAAGAAGCTGGATCTAATACAATTCTTTCTAAATCTTGAATTCAAGGTGACGCACTTGTTGAATTGGGTGGTAAACACTTCGGTACAAAAATATTTCTCGGGACTGGAGGTGATGATGTAGCGCTTGAAGGATTGGCCACAATGTTCAAAAATCCAGCTGGAGCTAAAGTTTTAGCTTATAAAAACTATGATACTACTGATGGAAAACCAGAATTAAGCGCATTCTTCTGTCCTTCTCATAAATTTGCATTAGTTAGTACCTATCTTGATGAAAGAGGTGTAACAAATTGAGTAGAATTTAAAAAGCATTATGAGGAATATAGAAAAACTCTTCATGGCCAAGATTACTTAGACGAATGTGCAGAGCATTGTTTTACTCCAGAAGAAGCATTATCTAAAACTGGAGAAAATATGTTTGATGCAGAACTAATAGCTGCAAGAATGGCTCAAATAATGGTTAAGAAGGATTGGATTGAACCAAAACGAATGATGCTATTATGGGATAAAACTGCAGAAAAGCAATGGTCTAAAATAAATGCGTTTGAATCACCTCATGGAAATGTTTTGGTTGTAGAGCCACCATTGGTTGATGATACAGGAACACCTTATAAAAATTTATATGTTGCCGGAATAGACTCAATTGATCAAGGTAAAGACGATTCAGCTACAGATAATGATGTTTCTGATTTCTGTATTGTTATTAAGAAGAGAGTCAGAGGAATGGACGATCCTAAATATGTTGCCATATATAAAGATAGACCAAGAGACATTCGCCAAGCATATGAAACTGCACATAAATTATTAGTGTGATATAATTGCAATGCTATGCTTGAATATACAAAGATTTCTATACAGAAATTTTTACAAGAAAGAAAAGCAGACGATCGTTTAATGAAACGCCCAGAATTTGCAGTATCAAATAAAGCAAGAAAGATTGTTACTAAAAAATTAATCGGTTTACCTGGAACAGAAGCTGTTATTAAACATGGATTGGAATTAATTAGTAACTTTCTTAACGATTATTGATTTACAATAGATTTTCCAGAGATTCTTCAACAACTTTTAAAATATACTTATGCAAATAAACGTAAGTTTGATATTGTAGCTGCTTTACAAATGGCAGAAATTGGAGATGAAGAGTTATTTGGAATAAATCCAACTAAGGTTGTTAATCAAAATGCCGTTTGAGAAGATTTTGGATATTATAGAGACGAAAATGGTCATATGCGGCGTGGTGCAATTCCAAATAATAGTAAATACGAAACACGATGACGGACATAGAAAAAGATATTAAACGGATAATTGAAGAAGTAACGGAACGAGAATATATTACAAAATTGCAAGTATCACATGAAGACGATATATGAACTTTATACTTGTTTTTGAATAGAGAGCTCGTTCCGTTAGTTATAAGCATTCAAGGTGATGAAAAGCGATTTAAACAGTTTGTTGCTGAAGAAATGAAACGTCGTAGGTTACAAGAAGTTAAATACTGAAGAACAGAAAGAACGCTTCCTGCACTAGAATGTAATGAGAACGGTGAATTTGAGTTAGGATGGTAAAGGAAAAAGAAATTGACAAAATCAATTCGTGTATTAGCGATTTGGTTTATGATAAAATAGCTCTTAAAAAGGCCTATAATTATTATCACGGCATCAGAGATGCTGAACAATTTAGACATATTGAGGAAAACTACGGTATTGGAGTCCCAACATCTGTCGGATTCACTCCGTTAATCAAGAAACATATAGATGTCTTGGTTGGAGAATATCTTGAACTCGATCCAGATTTACAAGTAACCTGTAAGGATGATGAAACCGTCTCAAATATATTAAGAGATAAACAATTAAAAATAGATAAAGCATTATATGATTTTTTAAAAAAATATTTGCAAAATACTATTATAAATATTCTTTTAAACAATCAGCAACCAGTTAATGATCCTTTTATAGAAAAGGAAATGCAGCGAATCAAAGAGGATATTGAAAATTCATTTGTATCTGATTATGAAATAGCTGCACAAAATATACTTGAGTATATAAAGCATTCAAGAGATATTGATTTAAAAAACAAAGCGAAGGAATTATTTACAGATCTATTAATTGGAGGTATTTGTTACTTTAGAACAAGAAAAAAGAGTGACAACATTTGTTTAGAAATATTAAATCCTCTCGATACATTTATTGAAAGAAATCCTAATGAATTTTATTTAAATAAATCTAGAAGAGCTGTAGTAAGAAGATGGCTAACTAAAGAGCAAATTTTAAATGAGTATGCAGACGAACTTGGAAAAGATGCAATTGCTCGTTTAAATGGAATGTTTTCAAGAAGAGATAGAGGTGATAGAGCAATTGTAGTAAGATCTACTGGTGCTTTATATGCAGATGATGCTCAAATTCTTGGTGAACCACATGAGCCAAAACCAGGCATTCTTGCTGGTTTAGAAGTACATCCAATATTTCCTTGAGATGATGCCGGACAATATACACATATAAATTCTGAATTAATCCAAGTCTACGAATGCGAATGAGTTGAATGAGACAATAATAAAAGAAGATCTGTATTACACCAGGGCATTAAAATCGGCGATGATATTTATATCACAAGAGGCGAAGCTGATTATTATGTTCAAAGCAGAAGTAATCCGAGGGATGTATCACTATCGATAAACGGAATGTTTTTTAACGATAAAAACGGACAACCATATAGTCTAATGCTCGCTACAATGGACTTACAGGATTAAATTTACTGGTCCTGTCTAAACCCCGTGAACTGCTGGAACGCTAAGTTGTAAGAATGTGACATCTTACAATATGCCAATCAGCAACCAAGCTCTTATATAGAGAAGGCTCAACGACTATTATGTAAGATTCAAGTGAATCTGAAGTGCGGGGACGTTATAAATTAAAACAGCTGATAAAACCACATCTTTATCAGCCTAAAACATGAGCTAATAATAGTTCTACAGAATGCTTTGGTGTAGAATTATTAGAAATTGTAATAAATAATTTATAACGTATGATATAGTCTGATCTTATACGAAAGTATAAGCGGTTCTGACAGAACGGCTGTGAATTAACGACTCACAGTGAACAAAATGAAGTATGATTTACTATTATACTGCAGAGACAATCTCATTGCCACTAGTGGTACTGTTGGAGATTGGATTGACATTGCACACTTACCTGTAGCTTTAGGTGTAAAATTACCAGAAAGAATTATGAAATGGCAGGCTTATAAAAAGAATGGCATTGCCTTATATGATTCTTCTCAAGAAGGTGCACAGATATTAAATACTACTTTTAATGGATTTGATGATACAATAAAAGCCCAATCCATTCAAGCTATTCAAATTGCAATTGATAGTGTAGAAGCACAAGCATCTGCTATTACCGGTGTATTTGCCGAAAAACTTGGACAAATCGAACAACGAGACGCTGTATCAAACGTAAAAGTTGGAATACATCAATCAACACTTTTAACAAAACAATATTTTCACGCAATGGATTTAATGTATAAAGAAATGAATTATGATATGTTAAATCTTGCAAAATATGTCTATAAAGATGGTATCACAGGTACTATAATTCTTGGTGATAGATTGGTGAAAACATTTACAGCTCTTCCTAAGTATTATACAATGACTGATTTCGATATTCATATTGAAGATAGTTCAGAAACATATAAAATGCGAGATCAGCTTCAAGCAATAAATGTTGAATTTGTAAAAGCCGGTTTGGTTGATGCAAAGGATTCAATTGCTATAATTAGAGCTAAAAATATGACTCAGCTTAAGCAATATATGGATAAAGCCATTAAAGAAAAGAAAGCTGAAAATAATATGGTTAATCAACTTCAGCAACAAGTTGAACAAATGACTGCTGAGAAGAAACAATATGAACAACAGATTCAACAACTTAATTCTAAAGTTGAATCTCTTCAGAAACAATTGCTTAATAACTCTCAGCAAAAGCTTCAAATTGAACAGCAACGTGCTGATATTGAAGAAAAAGTTGCAAACGATAAGAAGGATTACAATGATAAGCTTATTGAAGTTAAAGAAAGACAACTTGAGGCTGAAATTCTGCAAATCAGAGATGGTAATCCATATAACGATCAAATAAAAGACGTATAATATGGCAGTAAATAGTAGACTTTTTATGGAAATTGGTTTTGTTAACGATTCTTTTCAAGCAATAGACAAAACACCATATGAAAGATGAATAAATGAAGGTTATCTAGATAACGAACATGAACATTTAGTTTTACAACGTATTGTGCAAATAGTAGATGGTGATGATAATCAGCTTGTTGGATTTGATATGAAACAGGCAGATACTGTAGAGAAATTAAGAGATCCATACGAGAAAGAAGGTCTTACAAACGGTCTATATTATTACCAAAAAATATTAATTCCATCTGAAGAACACGTTACTACATCGAATGTAAAACTATACTTTGATTCAAATCTTTTAGTTCATTATGAAGATACAGATGAAGGTGTCGGTAAAATTTATAATCCTAAATCTGATTTTGATGAAATATATGAAGTTTTAAGAGATGAATATCCTGATAATTGCTTTTACTTTGATGATTATGCTTTTACAATATACAGCTTAGTAGAATGTTATATTCTCACTGAAAGAGAGAGAATTAACAACTATCTTAAAAATAATTGTAGAGCAAACTGCAATAATGGAATTTCTGATTTGGATACCAGAGCGGATATTTTAATGGCCGCAATATATGTATTGAGAGATCTTATAGAGAAAAAAGATTTCTTTGAAGCACAAAGAATTCTTAACGGTTTAAATACCTGCGGAAATCTCTGTAAGAAATATACAAAAACTCTAAAGGGTTGCGGCTGTGGAAAATCTTAAAGAAACTTTATTTAAATTATTAAATGATGAGCTAAACGATTTAGCGCTTGGTCATCCATATAATATGAATAGATTATCGATGATGAGAGAGATTTGTCACTTATTGACATATTATCAGTATGTGGATATGAGTGATGATGATATTTTAAAGATTGTAAATTTCTATGAGTACTAAAAACAACCTTCCTTTTTCTAATCAATTTGAACGAGGACATTCGTTTAATTGAGCTGAAGAATGAGCAGTCGGTAAATATTATATGAATGATGAATATGTTACCGATTTTGTTCGATATGAAAATGCAATTCTTGCTTGTAGAAAAAATCATAAAGCTTCAGAAGAATTAAAGCCGATACTTGTTTTCTTAGATGGAAAGGTTGTTGATGTAGATTCTCCTTACTGGAGTTTTGTTGTAGCGGCAAAAGATGAAGGTGTTGTTACATCTTCTACTTATATTGCAGCAGCTACACAAGAGGATGTTGAACAAGATTCCAGCGTTATTATCGGAGATCCTTACATTAAAATTGTATATTCTTCTGGAGCATATACTTATGTTCCTGCAAAAGATCTGGTTGTTGGTGTCAATGTTGGTGTACCAATAATGACGCAAGAAATGTTAGATAATCTTCCAGAAAAAAGTATTCCTGAAGATTACATCTTAATGGCGCAGGAATCTGATATTACAGATGCTGTTGGAGGTAATTATTTATCAATTTTGTTCTCTGCCATAAGAAAACTTCAAGCAGAAGTTGCAAAGCTTCGAAACTCTTTTGAGTTTGGTATTGAATCATATACAAACAAACAGACAGCCGTTTCTGGAGTGGTATATGATACTACAGAGGATGAAGATGAACCTTTATGAGCGATAGATGAAACAACACTATCTGAAATTCCAGAAGCAACTATTGATTTTTATGCTCCTACTATACCGCTTCTGCCAAATCTAAATGTGCATTACACCGCAGAAGGTTATGCGGAAATTAACGGAAATGCATATTGAACAGATGTTGATGGCTTTTCAGAAATCGATGATACAAAAATCTTTTTATATACTACAACAACTGGTACTAATATTAATGTGAGTCTTACTGGATTAACCTCTAATGAAGTTATAAGAATTCCTTTATATGATGTATTAAACGCTTTTGGAGGCAGTAAATATAATATTTGTGTTCTTGTGTCTAGAAAAATGCAAGTAGATGATGATGAACATGAATATGGCAAAAATTACATATGAATAACCGCTAGTGATTTTTACTCTAACATCACCATTGCTGAAGGTTATTATAATCCTAACAGCATGAAACTCCAAACGGAAATGTTTGAATTAGATGATAAATATACAATATCTAATGTAGAGTTTATCGATCTAATTCTTACTAAGTTTAATGCTTATTCTCAATATCAGGATTTTAGTCATGAGGTTATTGCAGCAAAACCTACAGACCAAGATTATAAATATAAAGCAGCGCATCTTACTATTAGAAAAGTAGACACATTGGATGAGCTAGAAGAAGTAGAATCAAGATTATTAAATAACGAACTTATCTACCAAGAAGATAAGGGTATTTTATGGATTAAAACTAAAAACGGACTCCGCGCTATTGGAAGTGGAGACCATTCTGAGGATACAGGTATGACAGTTACAGAAATGATTAAAGAACTCTCAGATAGAGGTCTTATTTATAAAGAAGGTAACACTTGAAAGCTTTCGTCTTTCTCAGATGTTACATTTGTTCATAATGATACCGGAACTAAATTTAAGTTTGAGGTATCTGCTGATGGACAACTGAAAGGGCAAGAGCTCCCAGAAAAAACCCTACAACAAATAATGGATGGACTATCCACTAAAGTTTCTACGGCAAATGAGCCCAGAGGTTTTATAGGAAAATTAAATTTAGCTAGAGTCGGAGAAACAGGTAGTTATGATAAAGATGCTAAATTGAATTCCGATAGAGTTAAAATTGGAGCGGTTTATTGTCCTTTAAAAACAGATACAAAACACGGATGTTCTCATGGATACATCGAACTTGAGAATACATCGGAACAAGACATTCCTTTAGAGGGTTGTTATCTACATTTTTTACATCCAAATGACAATAGAGTTAGTACTGTAGACTCTCTTGCTTTAACAGGAATTCTTCCAAAAGGTGGTACATATCTTATTAGATGTAAAAAATATGCAGATCCTGATACAGATGCAGATGTGTTTATTGATGTAAAAAATTATGATCAGGAATGGTATAAGAATCAAGCCTTACTGGATTTAACAATTGATCAAGAGTATGATACAGTAATAAGTGAAGGCAAAGAACAGAAGGTTGCAAAATACCCATATGCTTTTGCCTTAACTTATGGAAATACTGTTAATGATGCGGCTATTTCAGCAAGTACGGTGTTTATAACAAAGAAAGACGGTGTTACTGTATATGCGTGGAACTTTATTGATGCCTTGTTAATTGATAGATTACCTAACAATGGCAGCGGCTGAGGTCCAAACTTTGCATCAAGTCGATCTAATACAATAATTAAAAACACTTTTGAGTTGGACCCAGCAAAACAAGCATATCAGGCATTATTTTCTAAAGACAGCTCAAGATTAAGACTGGCCAATATTAAAAACGATATTCAATATTTGGATTTATCTTTGGACAAAATCGAATTTCCGTTAACAGAGGATACATACATGATTTCCAAATTTACTCCTAAAGCATCGTTTGAACATAAGAACGTATGTACTGACAAATCTAAAATTGATTACAGCAAACCAAATATGGTTACATGTTCATTCGGTATAGACATGTATAAAACAAGATGTTTTAACTGGATTTCTGCTGGAGAGTTTGATGAATATGTGTTTATAAAGATTAATAATACATGGCATAGTTTTCAGTCTTACACAGAACAAACTGGCCTTTTAGAACAGTCCGAAACATTTCCTAGAAGAAAAGAATTTGCTTCAAATATTGTAAATAGTATTTACAAACGGATTGTTGGTGATTTTCCTGGTGATGGAACACATTATACTGCACACAAATGTATAATTGATATTGTTAGCGATGCGGTTCTAACTCCAACAACCTTCACATATATTGTTGGTCGCAAGGATGCTAACGGTAATCCGGATTTAGAACATTGTTCTGATGAACAGACGTTTACATTATATCCAACATCTTATGTTCCAAGGATTTACCAGATTACAGATCAGCAAGGTTTCCACTGGATTGAATATCAAGTATGAGCAGCTGCTGCTAAAGCCATTAATGAAAAAATTAATGCAGATCTAACACAAGATCAAATCATTCCTGTACTTATAAATACTGGAGACATGACACAAAACGGAACCAGAATAAATGAATGGTTTGATTATTATCAAGCAGGACGGTGCTTATTTGATCATCTTGAGCAAATGAACGTAGTTGGCAATAACGATTTGTGCAATACTGATGTTAAAGCGCTTGGTACCGGTGATGATAATGGTAAATCAAACGGATATTATTTCCATGTGTTTTATTGTTACGAAATAGATCCTAATAATGTGCCATTAATTTCTAATGGTACAGAGGACGTTTATGTTCCATCACTTTATCACTTTGATTCGTTAACCTACAGTTTTATAATGATCAATAGTGAAATTACATATGTAAACTGTGATAAATGGTTCAATAGACACAAGAACGAAAATGTTGTAAATGTTTATACTGGTTGGGAAGTACCGGCTAAAAAAGACGATCCTGTTACGTACGATGACTCATTTACATCAATTTATACAATGATTTACAACATGATCAGTTCTGCAAAATCTAATAGTAAAAACGTAATTGCAGTTTGTCATGAAATGCCATTTACTGTTATTACAAAGGACAGTCTTCAGGCAGTAGATGATGCTAGAGAAAATCCTAGATCTATTGGTGGAACAGGATCCTCTTTAATTGGAAGTCATACTAATCAATTATCTTATGCAGATGGAACCGCCATGCACTGGTTAAGTCGATTACTTGAATACTTTGAAGTAAAATTAATGATCGGTGGACATAAACACACTTATGCTTGTACATTCCCTTTAAGAGAGAATTATAAATATTATGATCTTAATGAGCAAGGTCAAATAGATACTTCAGTATTAAAATCTAGTTTAAACGGGCCTATGACTATGTACAGCACTCTTGAAAAGGACAATAGAGTGGTGTGGTTAAGTCAAGATGGAGGTAATACATATCATACTTCTAAGCTTCCATATACTCCTTATAAATGTGAGGGTGATTCTGAAACTGGAGCTATTTCTGGACTTTATGATATTTACACTCCTGCGAGATATGTCCCCGGTCTTACTGGAGGTGTAACCTATTTAATGTGTCAAGCAACTGGTTATAAATTAACTTCTAACAAAGAGTTACCTACAAATTATCAATTGTTTTCTAACTTAATTCCGAAAACAACAGTAAAAGCAGATAAGAGCGATGGACCAGATGGTAATCAGAAGAGACCGATGTTTATAATCGTAGATATGAGTGGTAATACTTATACAGCACAATTGATTAGAATCAATGGTATTTTAAATAATGACGCTGGTTTTACTCAAATTGATAATACTCCAAAAGATTCTGTTCCTTCATTTGAATGAGCAACTATTCCTCCAGTAGTTAATAATGTTGCTTCTGGAAGATATGCGACATGGGTTTCCACAAAAAGTAATTTAATCTCAATTTAATATGAAGTTAAATGGTAAGACTAATATTATAACAGATAACGATATAGTTACTACCGGTAGAAACGCCGGTAGTAACTTAAATACCGTTATTGAAAATATAGAAGATGACGTTACTAAATTAAAACGTAATCTGAAGTTTGTTTATGAACACGGTTCTGTTGGTGGCGGAGGTGGCAGCGGCAGCGGTGTTGGTAAATGGGCCATTACAGCAACACTTGGTGGAAAAACAATTTCCAACGGAAATATAATCAGTTTAACACCTGGAGAAACTTCTTATACGTTAGTAATTTCAATATCTGGCGGATCTGGTGATTATAATGTATTATACTCATACGGCAAGTCAGAATACACCGTTAAATTAAATGCGGATAATAATTGGAGACATTCTATACCGTTGATACTTACAGATAATGGCACAATTTCTATTGAAGCAACCGATAATATTCTTGTAAAAAATGTATATGCTGATTATATAACAAATCCTTATTCTTTTGGAGATCTTAAGATCGTAAATGAAAAATGGGAGGAATATCCAACAAGCGATATATTTATAGAGGATGCTATTATTAATGGGCTTGGTATAAGTTGTACTTATAATATCGCAATTAATGCTAAAACAACATATGATTGGTACTTTAACGAAGTTCATCAAGATGATTACTCTGGAGAGTTAGATGGCATTAGTAGTGGTACATTTGTGTTACCAATAAGTGATGAATACTTAAAACCGGAGATGGCGAATGCTTATAATGTTAGATTTACTATAACAATACAGCCAGAAAATCAAGATTTTGAGGTTATTACAAAGAACGTATCTTTTAATCTAATTCCGAATAACATTTATTTAAAGCTTGCACCACAAACAGGTATTGTGTACGATGCCATACAAGAAGAAGACTATTATGAGTTTAGTACTAATCGAGAGATTGCGTTTAATTGTCGAATTTATAATGGTCCAAATACTGGAAAGACCGGTGGTATTATTTCTGCTGTAGCAGAAGGTGGAGACAGCGAAGAAATAACGGGTTACTCTGAAGGAACAACTGTTACTCTAAAAATCTTGTTTAAAACGCCAGGCTGGAAAGCTATAACGTTTAATTATAGTCTGGAAGATAACGGAAGTGTTACAAAATATTTGTATTGTAGACAAATTGAATCTGAATTTAATTGATTTAAACAAGCCGTTCCTACAAGACAAAATTATTATCGTGGCTGAGAAGAAACGACATGTGTTGGTATGTCTGTTACAAATAACACATATGTACAAATGACTACTGCTTCTGAAGAAGTAAGCTATCCTTTTACATACTCTTCTGATGGTTGTAATCTTCTGTTAAATCTTGGTATCCAGTATAATAATATTAATGATTATAGACAACCAATCGCGATATTTTATAACAATGCTGGAAATCCATTTGCTACAATTTATCAAAACAAAATTGAATTTGAAAGCGTTTATTCTTCGACAGCACCATGTCAATTCTTTTTAAACAAGGAAATGGATTTTACTCCTGGAGATCCAGACAAATATCATTTAATTACAATTGCGTTATCCTCTGTGTGGAGAGATCGTGCGCACTCATTAGATTATAATGAAATCACTGTTTATTTGGATGGTAAATTAGAAGGCGCTGTATCAGATTTTACGCCAGCCACCGTTATATTAGGTGGAATTACTTTATGTCCAGGTAGTTATTCTATAAATCATATAGACGCTTCGTACTTTGCTCCAACTTCAAATTACGAACGCATTTTATATGATACAGACGTAAATTACTACTTCTATTCGTATAAATCTAAATCTAGAAGTGTTACTATAGATGAAGATGCTACTTCAATATTAAACTTTTTGTATGATGTTCAAACAAAGAAGGTAAATTACTCTGTAGAAAACAACTTAGTTAAAGTAGATTCCACGCTATATGACAATGTAGCAAAACATTGTGACATTCCTACACTTGTGTTTAAAACGAATCGAAGAAATACAGAATACAATGTCGATGTTATAGATTGGATGAATACTGGATATACAGATACATCTTCTTCTACAAGTCCATCTAAATATAAAATAGCTCTTACCGAAGTTAGGTGAGGTAGAAATAAAACAGCTACTAGTAAAATTGTAATTCCTGTATCTGTAGGTCAGAATACATACTTCTATCTCAAGCTTCAGGGTAGTTCTACAATGGGATATAAAGCTAAGAACTTTACATTTGGCATTGAAGCTGGTAGTGACTTGGCAGCTAATGTTACGCCAATATTTTCTCCAAACTTTAAAGCCGATGATCCAAAAACATTCTTACATGAAAAAGAATGAACATTAAAAGCGGATGCTGTAGACTCATCGCATACGAATAACGTTGCTATGGGTAGATTTATTAATGACTACAATAATTTCTCTTATGATATTGCACAAACTGGAGTAAGTGAAAACATTCTTAATCATGTAAGAAAATGTCTTGATGGATTTCCGGTACTTGTGTATTTAGAAACGCAATCTGCTAATGTTACCGATACGTATTTCTTAGGTATATACTCATTTAACTTAGGACGTGATTCTTATTTTAATTTAGGATATTCTGATTTAAGTCAATTAGATCCAAACTATTTAACTGATGCTTCTAATAATACATTTTCCTTTACTGTAGTTGGTACAGGAGATTCTCGTGGCATAGACCCTCTTGACGGGTTTGTTGCAGCTGAAGTTCAAGATAATATAAAGTTTTGGGACTTTTCTCAATACGATGATTCTGTATTGTTTTCCAGAAATAATGAAAATGCAAACTTTATGTTCGGAGACATTAAAACCTCAGCTGGATATGTAAATGCAGAACGAGACATCAAAAACTTTGTAAAATCAGTTGCTGGTGCTGGTGGATTCCTGTTTAAATCAATGGGAAAAACATTAGACCCTGTACATTCTTATCTTGACGATAATGATAACATTGTTGAGAATCATATGCAAGATAATCAGGTTGCGTATCATATTGCAGAACACGTACCTAGCTGTAAATGACAGTATAGCAGAATTAACGATCAATATACACCATATCGTGGAGATTTGTGAAATAATAGTCTTAATATTGACTTACTTGAAAATTGTATTGGTTCTACAGATCCAGAATCAGAGATTGTTCCAACATTAAATTATCGAAGTCTTGCTTATTATTATACAACGTGTATGGTATTTGGCTTGGTCGACTCTGTTCAAAAGAACCTTACAATTAAGAAGTGAAAGGATTCTTTTGGAACTTTCTTCTATGATATTGATACTGCATTAGGTAGAGATAACGATGGTAACAAGAGTTCTTATTTTGCTTTCTCTGATTATTGGTTTTCCAATATAGATGAATACGATGCGGATGGAAATAAAATAGATAGAATTACTGGAGATACAACTCCTGCCGCAAGAACCGTTAATAGAGGTTGTACTGTATATAGAGATTATGCTCCTGTTAGAGCTGAAGGTCAAGATCCTGGATATGATATTCCATCATCTTATTTATTTGCTATTGCAAAATACGTAAACTGCGAAGGTATTGGCGGATATTCTGAAAACGCTAATTATATATCGCCACAAGATATTTATGCTACATGGAGACAGACTGGTAATATTTTATCTACAGCTGATAATTTCATTGATACCTATTTTGCTTCTAATTTGGATGGAGTTCCTGAGTGTTTACTTAATTTGAACTACCGTAATAAGTATCTTTATAATACAACGGGCACTCAATTTGATAAAATTTCTGGAAACCTGCATGGTCGCGGTGTAGAAGAGGTTAGAGATTGGTTAACTGGTAGACTTCATATTCTTGATGCTTATTTCAATCTTAGTTCTGAAGATATTAATATTACTAATACATATAAAGAACCTAAACCCACTGTAGTTGTAAATAATCCGGATATTTATATAATTAAAGATGTGTTTAGAAATCCGAATGATACTAGATCCATTAGACGTAGTGGTTCAATTACATTTACGGTCACTGCAAATGATTATACACCTCTGGTAATAAGTATGGCGTCTGGTACACAGCGTTTCTTGTTAGAAAAGAAAGAGGTGCCTTATGAAATTACTGTTAGTCCAAACAATGCTGATACAAACTTTGGTGGATCTCAGTTGTGAACAAGTCTTGATACAATTAATGGATTTGTGACATCTTTAACTGATAGAAGTACATTTAATTTCAATACAGATAGAATTGATACTTTGGTTGGAGACTCTGGCTCTGTTACAACGACCTGAAATGTTAATGCTCCATTTGTTAAGGAAATTAAACTTAACAGTCCAAATTATTCCGGTGCTTTAAATATAGATAGTACAGCATATAATGTTGATAAAATTGATATTTCAAAATCTAAAATTGCTTTAACGGTTACGGATTCTAAAGTTTCTGAAATAAATTGTTCTAACTTGAATGGAGCAGCAGAATTGAATATTTTACGTTGCAAAAATTTGAAATCTGTAAATCTTACAAATGCAAATGCAACTAAATGTGAAATATCGCCTATTTGGACTTCTAGTATTAACTTGTCTAACAATAGAATTAAAGAGCTAACTGTTACTGGTAATATAGATCTTACATTAGGTAACTTAACCGTTCAAAATAACGGTTATTTGGAAAGATTAACATTTGCCAGATTTGGAGCAGTAAACCTAAATAACGCATCAAATGTAAAGAAGATTACTTGTAACGACGATCCTAATTCTAGTATGTTAACATCGTTTACAGCACAAAACTGTACAAAGTTAACAAGCATTGAATTACCAGTTGATAATTTGGTGACGCTCAATTTATCCGGATGTTCTAATCTTACTGAAATTGTTCTTAAAGGTTCTGATTTTTCAAAACTAAGCACACTTAATTTATCTGGCACAAAAGTTAGTTCTATTACATTTAATAATGAATCTCCAGCAAGTTATTTGGATTTAACTAGATTCACAAATCTTGGAAAAGCATCTTCTGGTACATCTATTAATCTTTCTAAAGATGAAGCCGTTGTTGCTATTAAATTTAGAAATGATGAAAACAGTCCTGTAAGATTAACAAACAATTTTCAAGGATGCACTAATCTTGAAAGAGTCTATGGTAACGTTTCTATCTGTACAAATAGTTGTTTTTCTGGTTTAACTAAGTTCTCAATACATGGATCAGATTTAAGTAATCTTACTTGAAACGGAAGTAGTGTATTAAATGGAACAAAAGTAAAGCATCCGAATGACATTAAAACTGGAGGTCCTAGTACATATTTTGTAAGTGGTAATGGAAATATAACGAATATGACATTTGGAGCATCAAATGTAAGTAGCTGTTTCTCACAAACAAATTGTACAATATTTGATTACTATTATGCTCTGGCAAATATAGGTTCTGCTGAGAATATAGATTACCTATTTGCATATAATCAAAACAGTACATATGGACGTTTCGACGGAACTGTAAACAATAATCCGGATAAGAGAACTTTCTTATATTGCTCAAATATTACTTCTTGTGGCGGTTTATTTAGTTATCATTATTCTGGAAAAACAATTTATTTAATATCTCCAACAGTTGTAAATGATTCTGTTACAGTTGATGATGGATTATTCTCATATTTGACTAAATCTACAAATATTGGAGCAATGTTTTATGGAAGTTATTCTCTTATATTTGATAGATTTTTGTTTAGAAGAAGCATTGGCAACTATCTGTTTAGAAATATTGATTATTACACACCATTATATGTATTAAATACACCACCAAGCGATTTTAGTTGGGCCACAATATCTAATATTTATTCCAATGTCACAACGATGACTGGTAATATTACTGATATATTTAACAATGTTCCTAATCTAACATCAATGTCTGGTTTCTTGAGACAAGTTGAATATTTGGATTTAGATAGTGACTTTAAAATTCCGTCTGGTGTAGCAGTATTGAATAATGCATTTAGTGCAAAGATTGCTGTTTGCAATAATTTTATGTTATCTAATTATTTTAGAACGCCTTCAAATGTACAATATCTAAGATCTAGTTTTAGAGTAACAAATACAAGTTCTTCGAATGTATATATGGAATTGAATAACGATTCTTTTAGTGCATTTACAAACTTAAAGGAATTTGGTTTAGCAACATCTCCATATGCAGAAACTTCAATTAATAGTTCTTGTTTCACAGGTTATAATAAAGTTATATCCGGAACGTTCCCGTTTGACATATTCTCTAGAAACACATTATTAGAAAAAGCAATTGGTGTATTTATAAATGTAACATCTACAGCATCAATTACAGATTTACAATTACCTGGAACCTTGTTTAAATATAATACGAGATTACAAGATGTTTCTGGTATATTCTTTGATTTTGGCGTAGATTATTCATTATCCGATGATGTTAACTTTAAAAATTGTCCAAATATTAAGACTCTTGATTATGCTTTCGGTTCATCTATTGTAAATGGTTCTAAACCTCATTTAAGTGGGCAAATACCATATAAATTCTTATGACACGGAGAAAACGTGGATACATTCACTTATTATGGTACAGATGAAAGAACTCCAATTTTAGACGATCAAGGACAAATAATTGGATATGATTACATCAATGTCGAGCCTTATACGGTTACTATCAAATCTGTTAATGCAGGAATATCTTCTATGAAATATTGTTTTCAGCATTCTAATATAAATGCTTACGTAAATACAAATAATATTGAAATTGAAGACAATCCAAATTATCATCCTTATAGATATGTTAGTACGTCTCAAGACGGTCCATTTACTGACGAACTATCGAAAGTGGATACTAGAAAATGAACATTTATTTGGGCATTTGATGGAGACCATTATCCTTCAGAATATACAAATACAAGTAAAGACGATTATGAGGTTCTTGATAGAACTAGGGGTGCAAGTTTTGAACTTCCTAGCACAACAATAAACTGCGTTAAAGTTTCACTTGGCGATGGTGGTATTGGAAACTACAGTTCAAATAATACATATATAGCACCTCCGGATTTATTAAGATATTGCAACAATAATTGTGAAATTCGAGGTTTGTTCTCTGGTTCAGGACTTACTGGCTGAAGTAGATTAGTATTTACATCTATGGGAGAATTTAATATGTACGGATATGGTTTAACTGGAAGAATTTGTCCATATATGTTAAAACCAGTTCCAAATACTACAGATGTGTCTGAAATGTTTAAATATTGCAAGAAGTTAAGCTATTATAGAATATTAGATGGTGCTGGAACAATCGGTAAAGCATATATGATTCCAAATGAATTCTTTACATATGCTACAAAGATTACAGCACTTAATAATATGTTTGAAGATACACTTCAGCCGCAATATAGTGATATAAACGATGTGTTTAAACCACTAACAGGTACAATTAGTATTACAAGTATATTCTACTCTACTTATTGGGATAGTCAAGATAACGATGTTAATGCTGGAGGAAACTATACTGATGTAGATGCTGCATTTAAAACAAATGAAGTTTCAAGTACAACAAATGCATTCTGTATAACAACCGCTACAACAACTAATAATGGCCGTCCAATGAGTCAGAAAATTAGATTTAATGATGTATTTAATTCCAAGTATTCAAGAGAATTATACTCCAATAACTCTAATTACTTTAATACATTTAGAGGCTACTATAAATTAGGTAGTGGAACAGATAATGAAAGATTTGGAACGAAAACACTGTATGATTCTTCGACAACCAATAATTATTATGCATTTTAAATATGAAAAAAGTAAAGATTAACTATAATGATACTTTTGGAACTATGCATTCTCGTGATTATTATCGTGGTGCATCTTTCCATTTTTCTGGAAAATGAATTTCTGGAGCTCATTATGTTAGTGATGATTATAATATTGACTTTGTGGTACATGGCCAGACTCTTCTGGCCTGTGCCAAAAGTCATTTATCTTCATTAGACAATGAACCAACGGAATTTATAACAGATGAAAGTGGCACTATTATTGGTGTTATATCAACATATTGGGATTTTGTTTTATCTGGAATTGTAGGAAATTCTCCAGGTGTTAAAATAATAGATAACTATTGGTACATTTGTAAAAACACTGGTGTTCCAGAAGAAGAACAAGTCTGGGAAAACACTGGCGTTAAAGCAAAGATGGAACTTAGTGACTTATCTCCTGAAGAGATTGCACTATTACAGGAACCTGGTAAGCAAGTAGTTACTGAATTTGTTAATAATACTATTACTCAGGAAACTGGTCAGAATATAGACAAAATTATGTCTCAAAAGGCTGTAACAGACGCACTAAATACAAAAGCTACTGTTTCACAAGTTACTTCTGCTATTGCTAATGAAGTACAACGTGCTGATCTTGCATATCAACCAAAAGGAGATTATGCCACCAATACTACTGTAAATACAAATAAAGAAGATGCTGATCGTAAGTTTACAGCAGTAAATGAAAGAATCGATACAACAAACGAAAACGTATCTAATAATGCTGATGCAATACAAGAGGAAATAGAAAATAGAGAATCTGAAATAGAAAGAATTGAAGGTTTGATTTCTGCAGAAGAAACTGCTAGAGTTGAAAGTGACAATGCTTTATCTAATAGAATTTCTCAAGAGACTACTGCAAGAAGTACAGCCGATAATAATCTTGAACAATCTATTGCTAATATTAACTCTAAAATTCCTTCAGAAGCAAGTTCATCTAATCAATTAGCAGATAAAGATTTTGTTCATAACGAAATCTCAACAAGTAGCGCTACTTTTAGAGGAACTTATAATACATTAACAGAACTAGAAGCACAAGAAGCTGATAATAATGACTATGGTTTTGTAGTTCACACAGATGCATTAGGAAATACTGTTTATTCCAGATATAAATATAATGGTACAGAGTGGTTATGAGAATATGATATTACTAGTACTGAATTTTCTCAATCTCAATGAGAAGCAGTTAATTCTGGTATTAATTCAACTTTAGTAACTAAACTATCTGATTTACCAACTAATGCAGATTTAACAACAACGTTAAATAGTAAAGTTGATAAAGTTGCAGGAAAACAGTTATCTACTGAAGATTATACTACTGCTGAAAAGAATAAACTCGCTGGTATCGCTTCAGGTGCTCAAGTTAATGTTCTTGAAGGAGTTAAAGTTGATGGTACAGAACTACCTATTACAGACAAGAAAGTTAATATTGATTTATCTGGTAAAGTAGATGTTGCTGATTCTGAAACTAATTCTGATGAATTTGTTTATAGACAAACAGGTGATGGGCTTAATGTCGAAGCTAAGAATGCTAGAATAAGTAGCATTAAAGGCAATACGCTCGTGTGGAATCAGATGGTGGAGAACGGTAACTTTGTCGATAACTTGAATGGATGGAGTGTTATCACACCGGGAACGATAAGTGTTGCAAACAATGTCTTGTCTTATTCTTGGCAGAGTCCTTACTCTAACAACGGCATTGAACAAGTCAACTGTCCAATCATTGCCTCCCATAAGTATTACATCGCGGGGACGATTAAAAACACCGCAGATGCCGAAAGGAAATATTATATAGGATACACATACGATTCAAGTTTTAGGGTACAAGACTCATTCTTAGCTGGTCAAACGAAACGAATCAGTGCAGTAACAGTTGCATCCTCAAACTCTGGCAAACAAGGAAAAAATTTAGCCATTGTCGGCCAAGTAAATATTAATAATAGCATAGAGGCAAGCAATATTGTATGCATCGACCTCACCTTGATGTTCGGCGCGGGCAATGAGCCTTTGACCGTAGAGGAGTTCGAGGCGATGTTCCCCGATACATACTACCCTTATAACGCAGGCACGCTGATTATCAACGATGCTTCTGCGCTGGAGACCGTTGGGTTCAACCAGTGGGACGAGGAATGGTTAAGAGGATATTATAATGTCGCTGGTCAATATCTTGAAGCCGATAATAGAATTTGCTCAAAAAATAGAATAAAAGTTTTTGGCGACACCGATTATTATATCAAATCGCCAAACGCAATGACAATCTTCTTTTTTGATGAAAATTTCAATAACCTCGGTAATGCAATCTCAGTAAATAACGCAATTTTTCATACGCCTCAATCGTGTTCTTATATCTTATTCTATGCATCTTTTACTGATTATGGTAATGTGTATAACCACGACATCTGCATCAACCTTTCCGATGCCTCAAAGAATGGCACATACGAGCCGTACTGGAAGAGGACGCTGAACCTCGGCCTGAACAACATCAGGGTGAAG